AAACAAAACCCAAAAATATTGGTGCGATACTTGTGGTGTCGTACATGAAATTAAACAGGGGCAACAAAGTGTATGCCCTACTTGTAAAACCCCGATGAAACAAATTCAAGTGGGGATTGTAACTAAAGGAGAGTGATTGTGATGGCAGAGGAAAAGAAAAAAGACGATGTAAAGAAAGAACCCAAAAAGGGTGGAAAAGTGAATATGTGTTATGTTTGCGGGCATAAGTCAGATGGCAAAATGCCAAGGAATTGCCCAACGTGTAACATTCTTCTTGAACCGGAAAAAGAGGCAACGGACAAGAAAAAGAAATACGATGCATGGAAAACAAAAAACAACGTATAAAGGACATAAATGGAAAAGCTAAAAGTACATTGGGTAACGCAAACAAACGATACACAGGGCAACGCTCTTGGGTACGCAACGCATAACAAATTCATGCGCAAGTATTCGGAGAAGTTCTTGGAGTTTGACGACAGCGCTGATATTGCATTACACATTGTACCGGCAGACCATTTCCGACCAATACCGGGTAAGTTCAATGTACTCTTTTCCATGTGGGAGTTCTTGGACTTGCCCGATTCTTATGTTGAGAACCTAAAGAAAGCAGACCATATAATTGTTCCGAGTAGGTTTTGCCGGGATTTGTTTCGCCCGCTTGTTAACTGCCCGGTGGACGTATGCTTTGAGGGCGTAGAGGCAGAAAGTTACCCGATGCATAATAGATCAGTAAACGGCAAGTTTCGTTTCCTTTGGGTGGGAGCGCCTAACCCTCGTAAGGGTTATCCTTGGATAGTACAGGCAACCAAGTTGATTGAGAAAATGCCTAATGCAGAGATATACATTAAAACGACATTGCCCAAAATGAGTTGGCTAAAGACTGTTACAAACGCATGGAAAAAGCGTAAACTGTTTTTTACAAACCCGACATTTGACGACAAGCGCAAGATTGGTTTTGCTAAAGCTTGGTGGATAAGTTTCGTGCGGGCTATTAGACGTATACCAAAGCCCTATTATGCCGGTGTAATAAAGACATGGGGCAAACATAAGAACATACATTTAGACAGCCGGTTTCTTTCTTTTGAGGAGTTAATTGAATTATATAACTCGGCAAACTGTTTTATATTACCTCATTGCGGTGAGGGGTGGGGGCTTACGTTGTGCGAGGCTATGGCAACCGGAGCGCCTTGCATTGCAACGCCAACGACAGGTTGTGCAGATTTCTTTGACGAAACGGTGGGTTTCCCATTGGATTATACAATACAGAAACAAGACCTTGATAATTACGACCTCAAAGACGCTAGGGGATATATGCCGGATATGGCAAGCGTCATTGGCAACATGATGTTCGTAATGGAAAATTATAAACTGGCATTGAATAAAGGTAAAAAAGCGCATAGCCGTATAAGTTCAAAGTTTACTTGGAGCAAAAGCGGTGAAAGGCTCAACGAGATATTAAGGGGGATTCATGTTAATAACGCTTGATGATGTAAAAAACTATATGCAAATTGAAGAATCAACACAGGACGCACAGATTGTGCAAATGATTGATTCCGTACAAGCGCAGGTAAAGAAAAAGATAAGCCGGGATTTAGAAAGTTCGTTACATACCGAATACCATGACGGCGACAATACAAATATGCTTATGGTTAAGGAGTTCCCGGTAACAGCTATAACCTCCATACATGACGACCCGGACAGGGTATACGGCGACAGCACGCTTATATCTGCAGATGATTACATATTCGGCGAGGTTGACGGCGGTAGTCCGGGCATTGTGCGTTTAGAATCCGGGTATTTCTATGACGCCCAAAAGAATATTAAAATCGTTTATACCGGTGGATTTACAGCCGAAACGGTGCCGGAGGATATTAAAATGGCACTTATTAAGCTTGTAGGCGCCGAACACATAGAAAGCAACGGTGCAATATTCGCGATACCTGCAGACGGAGAGGACACCGGCGGTACATATCGCCCGGCTGTGCTACGAAAAAGGGCTTGGCAGATATTAAAACAGTATAGGAGTATTAACCTGTGATAAAGATTCAGTTCAGCAAAACAGACGTTAAGAAGATTACAAAGACCCTTAAAGGGCTTAACCCGGCTAGGGGGGGCAAGATATTGATTCATGCCATGACCAAGGTAGGTATCGACTTGGAGGGTGCGTTACGGCTTAATACAGCCCGCAGAGGGTTCTTTAAACACCCATCAGGACAGCTTGCACGCTCCATACAGAGCAAATTGACGGTTAGGGGTACAACCATAGCCTCGGTGGTCGGTTCCGGGGTGCGTACAGGCAAAAGAATACCTTACGCCACAATACAGGAGCGGGGCGGTACAATAAGACCGAAAAACTCAAAGTACCTTACAATCCCATTATCCGGGGCGAAAACAGCGTCAGGCAGGGCAAGCAAAGCGTCTGCAAGGGATTACAGCGATACTTTTGTAAGGAAGTCCAAAAGCGGGAACCTTATTATATTTCAAGACAGGGGCGGTAAAGCGGTACCGTTGTTTCTATTAGCGACCTCGGTAACGATACCCGGCACAAAATACATGAGCAGAACATTGGCAAGGCAGACCGTAAGCGTAGGTAAAATATTAGTCGATACCGTTAACAAGGAGGCTTTTAAATAATGTCAACCACAACACCAAAATTAGCTTGGCAAGCATTAGTGGACAAACTAAATGCCGAAAGAAAAAAAGGACAATCCCTTGAATATGTAAAGGGTATTTATGAGGGGGTGAGGGATAAAATAACAGCATTCCCGATTGTTGTATTAGAGCCGAAAAGGGAGCCGGAAGTAGACGGCGCCTTGTATGGCAGAACTGACGCAAAGTTTGAAATTGAGATATTCGGCGTCATTAAGATACAGGATAAGAAAAAACAGATCGTGGGGGTCGGGCAAACAAAAGGAATACTCGACCTTAAAAATGACATCTTAACCGCATTAAGTGAAGACCATACGCTCGGTTGCGTAGTTACGGACGTAAACATAAACGATGTAGTTTATGAATGGAGAGATTACCCGGCAAGGTCGGTTACTATAACAGTAGAGTTGCAATACTCTCAAAACACAATAACAAGAACGTAAGGAGGAACAAGCCATGACTATGATTCAAAAGTTACAAATGGTACTTCTCAAAAGTGAAGTTACCTACGGTACCGACCCGGTACCAACGCCGGGAGCAAACGCTGTGTTAGTGTATGACCCGTCAACAAAGTTTAATATCGAGGATTTAGAGAGGGCGCCGTCTTTGCCCGACCTCGGTCAGCTTGCGTCAAAAGACGGAACAAGAACAGCCGAGCTTTCATTTTCGGTTGACTTCTCCGCCAACGACAGCAAGGGCGTTGCCCCGGAGATTGGCGATTTGTTACAGGCATTCGGGTTTGCTGAAACCGTAAGTGTAGGGTCGAGCGTTTCTTATGCGCCGACTACTTGCGAAACTTCGCTAACCGCTTACCACTATAACATCGACAAATGCACCGGATCTGCAATTCTGAATAAGCTGACCGGGTGTGTGGGTCGTGATTTAAAGATAACCATTGAGGCGGGTAAGCTTGTCAAGATGGAGGCAACGGTTGTTGGGCTATACAATGCACCGACAGACGTAACAGCACCAACGGCGCCAACGTATGTTGGTACACCGCAGGTTGCTAAAAATCAGACCGTTACAATTGATGGTGTTACTTCTCTTGCAATACAGAGCATATCAATTGACCTTGGCAATGAAATATCAATAGGCGAGGATTTGAGCGGAACGTATGGCGTTAATGACATTAAAATCATAAAGCGCAAGCCCATGATTGAGTTTAACCCGGAGAAAGTTCCGATAAGCACTTATGATTGGTGGTCAGAGTTCGCGAATGACCCGGTGGCTGTTTCGTTTAACATTGGTACAGGTATAGGAGCAATAACAATAACGGCGCCGGCTATGAAGATAACCGACATTGCGCAGGGCGACAAAGAGGGTCGGCTTGTTGATGAGGTTACAGCACAGTTAGCACGTTCAGTTGGTAATGACGAGTTTGCAATAAGTTTTGCATAACTTGAACGGACAGCAATGTTCGTGGGGTGGGGGTTTCTTTTCGGGGTTCCCTCACCCTAAATAACCCCGATAAGGAGAGTGAGTAATATGTATGTAACAGTAAATCCGGACAGCATTAAAGAGGTAGACATTAAAGGCGCTAAATTTAAAATTGGCGTTATTCCTTACCAAAAGTTTCTTGAACTGCAAAGCTCAATAAGGGTAAGTATTAACGATGAAAAAACAGGCGTGTTTAATATGTGCAAAGGCAATATTGATTTTGTTAAGTGGGGTGTGCGGGGGCATAGCGATATGCAATTTGAAGATGGCAAGGACGTACCCTTTAAAACCGACAAGGTTGATTTTGACGGTAAAAGCTTTGATGTGGTAAGCGAGGAAACATTACAAAACTATTTCCCGAAAAACCTTTATGTTGATATAGCAACCGCCGTAATTGGCTACAATATGATGAGCGAGGACGAAGAAAAAAACTAACCTTGGCAATTTGCCTCCCGGCGGAGCTAGATTGCCAATACTGCACCGAACAACAACAAGCGATACGAGGGTGCGTTAAAGATAGTGAAACAGGGTATCGCATGAATGATGGGTCAATTGTATATCGTTGCCCGGTAAAAGAGATAACAAGAGATACAACAAATTATTTACAGATGCACAACCATTGCGAGAAATTTAAACAGTTACCTTTTGCGGGTTCAGTAGCCGGACAGCCGGCAAAGATAATGCAAGCTTTTTCGCTAATACAAAGAGCGATAAACGACAGAACTAAAGAAAACATGGAGAGGGTACACAATGCCAAACACAGACCTTAATATTATTGCAAAAATGACCTCGGCACAAATAGACGCCGGGTTTAAAAAGATGATGAAAAACCTTAACAAGTCCGAAAAGGGCTTTAAGGAAAACGAGCGTGCGTCTAAAAAAGCCTTTGGGAACCAACAGCAAGCGGGCATGAAACAAGTAGCCTTGAAGATAGCCGGGATAGCAACGGCGCTTGTTGGGCTTTCTGTGGGCTTGAAAAAAGTCATTGAGGCAAGCTCGGAGGTCGAGGGGTTACAAATAAGGTTGGAGGTTTTGTTTGGTAGCGTGGAGGAGGGTAACAAAGTATTTGGCGATATGCAAGAACTGGCAAGTCAGGTACCTAAAACATACCAAGAGATTATGCAAAGTGCAACCGCCCTTGGTGGTGTAGTAACAGGAGGCTCCGCAGAAATTAAAAAGTGGATGCCTCTTATTGTCGATTTATCTTCCGCAACCGGTATCGCAGTACAGGACGTAACAAGTCAGGTCATTCGTATGTATTCAGCCGGTGCCAACTCTGCCGATATGTTCCGGGAGCGTGGTGTACTGGCTATGTTGGGCTTTGAAACAGGCGTTGCAATATCCGCAGAGGAAACCCGCAAGAAACTATTAGAGGCGTTTGAAGACCCTGCAAGTAAGTTTGCCGGGGCGTCTGATAAGCTCGCGAAAACATGGGTCGGCGCCATGTCAATGATGGGCGATGCTTTATTCCAATTAAGGGTAAAGCTTGGGGATTTCATTACACAGAATGAAGACCTTGCAAGGGTTGTAAATAAAGTAACCGAGGCAATAAAGGAAATGCCGGACGCAGTTGATGAAATAGCGCAACGGCTTGCAAAGTATCAAGAAATAAATGAGGGCATGGAAGCAGAAGACGGAATGATACAAAAGATGATGGGCGTTGCTCAAATGAGTACCGTACAAGGGTTCATTGATGTTATCGGATTAGCTAACGAGGCTGTAACAGCATTAGCAGATAAAATGCTTGAAACGGATTATGCGCAAGCAATAGACACCGCATTATCAGCACCGCCGGTTGAGGAAGAAGACCCCTTGGAGGGTGGCGCAAATGACTATGAGGCAAAGCTAGAAAACGAAAGACTTTATTGGGAAGATAAAGCACAAGTCGCATTGGCAGGTAATGAGTTAATTGATATGCTATTAAAGGAAACCGAGGATTGGAAAAAAACTATGCGTGAGCAAGACAAGTTATTCTTTATACAGAATGAACTTGAAAAGGTTAACTTGCTAATGACAAATGCAAAACTTGAAGAAAAAACAATGATAAAATTAAGCGCTAAAAAGAAAGCGTTAATGTTATCCGAAACACAATTAAAAAAGAAAACAACAGAGGCAACGACTGAAATGTGGGTTGGTGGCGCCAAGTCAATGTTAGGTGCTACAAGTGCCATGCTTGGGGCAATGGGGGGCGAAAGTAAAAAGTATGCCGGCATTATGAAAGGGATAGCAATTGCCGAGGCTGTAATAAATACCGCCGTTGCTGTAACAAGCGCATTAAAAACAGATCCTTTTTTGCCGATGGGTCCGATTATGGCGGGTGTTGCGTTAGCAATGGGAACCGCACAGATAGCGACAATAGCAAGTCAGGGGTTCGCAGAGGGAACGGACAGCGTTCCGGCTAACCTAACTCCGGGAGAAATGGTTATACCAAGAGGCTTTGCAAATGCTGTAAGGTCGGGGGATATTACAATAGGTGGCAGGGTTGCAGGTGGAGAAAGCGGAGCCGGTACCGGTGGCACAGTTCTTGCACCGGCAATAGAAATTGTTATTAATAACCCGGTTGTCGATAGCCCGGATAGCATTAACGCTATGGCAGACACAATTGCTTTAAGGGTTTCAGAAATTATTGCAGAGGAGGAAGAAAGGTTATGACCAATACTTGCGACATAGGAATTGTATTTCGTTTTGGAGATTTTAAGTTTGGGTTTTGTGAAAACGAAACTTATGTAACAGACTTTGCAGAGAAAGAGGCAAAGGCGGTAAAGGTCAACAATATACCAAAGACAGATGGTTCCAAAGCAGAGGAGGCAAACCGGGCAAGCTTGCAAGTTTCTTTGTCGGGTCATGTTTCTGCCTGTGGTTATAGCGACCTCCGGGGCAGAGTTAACGATTTAAAGGTTGCCTTGATGAATGGCAAACAAAACTTTTACGTTGACGGAGAGCGGTATATACTGGCACAGCTTAAATCATGGAGCATTAAATACAAGTCATTGAAAAGGCTCGCAACTTTTAAAGCGTCATTGATAACCGATTATCCTTTTTGGCAGTCGGTAGCGCTTAACATAGACAACCGCACGCCGGCAGATGGCGTTGGTTACATTGTATATAACAACGGCAATGCACCGGCAAGGGTCAAGGTTACAATCGTGGCGCCGGTGGGTGGTGTTTCAAATGATATTGAGATAACCAACGAATCAAGGAGCGATGAGGCGTTTAGGTTTACAGGCGATGTAACAGCCGGCGAAACGCTTATAGTTGATAACAGGGTTGACGATGCAAGCGATTTTGTGGTTACAAATAATGGCGTTGACGCTAACGCAAACTTTGAGGGCGATTATTTAGTATTGGCGCCGGGAAGTAACGTCATAAGGTTTGACGGTACCGTTGGCGAAACGACTTTAGAGTGGAGAGATACTTGGACTTAATATGACGATACAAACTAAAAATTATCAAATATTGCTTTCGGATAAAAACGGTGTAAGGAAACAAGACCTTACGCCTTTTGCCGTTGGTATTGATTGGACATGGAACAGCAAGGGCGGTTGTGGTCGCTGTGAAATGACCATAAACCTACCGTATCGCAAGTTTGACATAGATGCTATGGATGATATACAAATACGCATTAAAGACCTTGTAAACGGCGGGTCAAAGCTCGTTTATCGTGGGTGGGTTGCTACTACGAACCCCCGGCTTTCGTCTAAAGAAAGCATTATGCTTGATGTGCGTGGATATTTCGACCTATTTAAACGCAGGGTAATACAAGACGGCACAAATAAAAAGACCTACACAGGGCAATACATACATGAAATAGTCAATGATATTCTTGATACCTACATTATACCGACAACAAGCATTACAAAGGGTACCATTGACGACTCAACATTTAATGCCGATACGTTAGAATTTAAAACAGACGCACAAAACGTAATGGAAACATTGGCAGGGGTTGACGGTGGGGTTGAGTATGGCGTAGACGAAAACCTTGTTTTCTTTTGGCGTACACAAAGCACGACAGTAAGGAAAAAGTTTCTTGTCGGTTCTGATATAGGAGTATTTAACCGCAAAATATCATACGACAAATTGTATAATAAAATATACTTTGAGGGTGGCAAGGTTGGCGATTCAATATTTGAATCAATTATAGAAAGTACGGACAGCCAATTTGCTTATGGGTTAGCGGAGAAGATACAAACAAACTCGGCTATTGTTTCGACAAGTGTAGCAGATCAATACCTCGGCAACCTATTAGACGTAAACGCTGTGCCTCGCAGTAAAATGACTTTAAACATACCGGAAACGTCTTTTAGGTTTGAGGATTACTCGCCTATGGGCAAGCTTTCAATATATGACGTTGAGCATGACGTTGACGAAGTAACCGTTGGTATATGGGGCTTATCGGGTGCCGGCGGTAGCAATTGGCTTTGGGGCAAGGCAGAGAACGGCGGGCGTGGCGCAATATGGGGTGGCGGTGGCGGTGGCTTTCAAAGTTTTATTGATAAAATCAAATACACGTTATCCGATACGGACGGCAAGGTAAATGCGCAATACTCACTTGGTTTAACCAATGATGAAACGGCGTCAAAGATAAAGCAATTAGCATTACAAACAAGCAATTTAAGACAAAGGAGTTAATATAATGGCGGATTATCCAAATGCAAAAAAGAACTTTACGGCACTCATAGACGGTACAACGTACATGGAGGCTGTAAACGTCAATGTCGTTTATGATGAGGTCGAGGCAACACAGTTGTTTATCGGTGCGTCAGGCGCATTGCAAAGTCATAATTCAAGTATATTGGAGCTATTGCTCAACAATTATACAGGGTTACGGCTCGTGTATAGCGACACCGGAGAAATAACAATTAAGTCCGGCAGAGCGATAATACCAAACGTAACGGCGTCAATTAAAAAGTTAAGAGTAAACACCGCCGATGATTCAATAACTGTTACAGACCTTGACACCGGGGCTATGGCAGAGGCTTATTATTATGTATACGCAGTTGCAGACGCCTCCGGTAGTGCCATTGCCTTTGTTTTCTCTGCCTCCGATTCGGCGCCAACCGGGTACACATATTACAAAAAGATTGGTTGGTTCTACAATGAAACAGCAAGTGTTTTAGACGTAACGACAAAACAGTTTGGCAATATAATAGACAACGCACGCAACCCAAACAGGGTAACACGTTCAGCAACAAGCACGCAGACAATAGCCTCCGCAACGCCGGCAACGCTTGACAGCATGGAAATAAATTTCGTTTCTAACGGTGGCAGGGTAATAGTTGAGGGGTCTATATATGTTAGGAACGGAGGTCATGCAACAACAGATTTAATTGTTGACATAGACGGTACCGACAAAATAGTTTACAACTATTTAGAAGTTCCCTCCGGACAAACAGAGGCAGGGCAATGGGTACCTATATATTATGACGAAGTTTTATCCGCCGGGGAACACACCATCAAAATAGAATGGAGTGCAAGTTCCGGCATATCAACAACCAAGACAGTTGGCAATGCAGAAGATACGCCAAGGACATTAACGGTTCACGAAGAATAAAAAAAAGGGGTAAAAAATGGAATGTACAAACTTTACTAAATACCGGGGCGATGATTGCACAATTAATTTAGCGTTTAAAGACGGCGATGGGGTGGCACAGGACATCACCGGTTGGACTACGTTTATAACAATTAAGTCCGACATTGACGATGCAGACGTTGACGCTGTGTTTCAAGAGGACGTAACTGTACACGATACCCCGGCAGATGGGTTAACGCATTTTACAATCCCGGACACAGATTCGGACGACCTTGCCGGCGATTATGTTTATGACATTCAGTACAAGGACAACACCGGGTTAATCAAAACAGTTATGAAAGGTGTTTTTACTTTTACGAAAGATGTAACGAGGAGGATTACTTAATATGGACATTAATGTAACGGTATATATCCCAACTGATAATGTCAATGTAGCTGTATCAATTAACGAGGGTGTAACTGTAAAACAATTTAATGGAAACATAAGCCCGGATAGACAAGAATGGGGGCAGAATGGTTTTATAGATCGCACCAATAGCACAATGTCTTTCGTTGATGGTACCCGGACATTTACAATAACCCCAACCGGGGCAAAGTTTGATTATTATTACCAAGGTCGCAAATTCTCTACGGTGTCAGCCGATAGCGTTGTTATTGAGGACGAGATTGGCACGCACGTTATATATTATGACGGCGATACGTTGACGGCGCTATATGCACCAACAGACGGACAGTATGACACCATTCTACGCACCAAAACACTTGTTGCCACGTTGTATTGGAACAAGACACAGGGCGAATTGCTTTATTTTGGAGAAGACCGGCATGGTTATAGCATGGCGCCTGTAACTCATTCTTACTTGCATTATGTTAATGGGTTGGCTTATGTTTCCGGGCTTGCATTAAATACAATGGACGTTGACGGTTCCGGTAACGATAATACCTCGGCACAGTTCGGCATTGATGCCGGGGCGGTTGCTGACGAAGACATATATGACGAGTTGGGAGCCGTTTTAGCGTCTGCCGGTTGCCCGATATGGTATATGCTTGGAGCGGTACCGGAATGGAACGTAACAAATAACACAGGGTACAGCGTAAGGACATTCGACAACACAAACGCAACAAGACTTGCTTGGAACGAGTTCACAGCCGGAGCGTGGCAACTTACTGAAACAACAAGCAATCAATATACGCTGTGTCATATATTCGCCACAACGGACAAAGATACTCCGTTGATAGCGATAATGGGTCAAGCTAAATACCTTACTGTTAAGTTAGCACAAGACGGAGCCAAAACAGAAATGCTTTCGTTGGTAACTGACGACTTACCTTTGCCGGAATTAAAGCCGGTGGCAAGTATCATTTTGCAAACTGTAAGCACCTACACGAATGACGTAAAAGCACGAATAAGACTAACAGAAGACGGCAACAATTATATTGATTGGAGAAGTACAGCCATAACCTCAACATCAGCCGGCACAAGTCATGCAGACCTTTCCGGGTTAGTAGGTTCGGACGACCATACTCAATATGCTTTATTGCTTGGGCGTTCCGGTGGGCAAACGCTTATCGGTGGCATTGTTTCCGCAGATGATTTAATACTTTCATCAACAAGCCATGCAACAAAGGGTAAGATAATTTTAGGTACAGCCGAAACAAGTTATTTTGACGAGGTAACAGAGAACCTTGTTATATCCGGTACCATTGCCGGCAGTAATTTATCCGGTACAAACACAGGCGACCAAGCCACTATTGTTGGTATAACTGGCACAAAAGCACAGTTCGACACAGCAGTAACGGACGGAAACTTTGCGTATTCCGGAGGCGCTTATCACGATGGTTTCAGCGACTTTGTGGCAAACGAACACATAAACCATACCGCAGTTACATTAACAGCCGGTGCCGGGCTTACCGGTGGCGGAACCATAGCGTCAAGCAGAACCTTTGCAGTTGGAGCGGGTACCGGGATAACGGTTAACGCCGACAGCATAGAAACAAACGATGGCGCAATAGATCACAACAGCTTATTGAACTACTCTGCAAGCGTGCATTATACACAAGCAAACATTATAGCCGTTGGCACAATAGCAACAGGGGTTTGGAGCGGTACAGCTTTAATTGCCGGGAAAGTGCCAAACCATGATAATTTAGACGGCTTTGTCGCTAACGAGCATATTGATTGGACAACAGACCAAGGGGCAACAGACATACACGCAGGGAATTACATAAACACAACTTACGTTGCGGGAGATTTTGCGCATGACAGTTTGGCGAGCCTTACAGGTACCGCCGGACAATACAATCACCCGACAAACGCACAAATGGTCATAATTGGTAATACTTCCGGGAGCAACTCCGGCGACCAATCATCGGGCGACTTTGATCACAATTCGTTGTCAAACACGCATAACCTTACAACGGACATTGACCACAACGCATTGACAAATACGCACAATCTCACAACAGATATTGACCATGACGCATTGACGAACTTTGTAGCCAACGAACACATTAACCATACCTCCGTTACATTAACTGCGGGTGCCGGGCTTACCGGTGGCGGAACCATAGCGTCAAACAGAACCTTTGCAGTTGGAGCGGGTACCGGGATAACGGTTAATGCCGACACCATAGAAACAAACGATGGCGCAATAGATCACAACAGCTTATTAAACTACTCGGCAAGTGTACATTTTACACAGGCGAACATCGTAACCGTTGGCACAGTAACAACAGGGGTTTGGAGCGGTACGGCTTTGGTTGCCGGAAAAGTACCCGACCATGACGACTTAAACGGATTTGTCGCAAACGAGCATATCAATTGGGTAAACGGTGGGGCTAATAACTTCGATACAGCCGGCACAGGTAACTTTGACGGAGCAGTAACAATTGGAGCCTTTACAATACCGAACACAGACGGTACAAGCGGGCAGGTATTACAGACAAACGGTTCCGGGGTCTTGACTTGGGCGACACCGTCCGGCGGTGGCGGTGGGTGGCAAGATGATGGCACGATAGTAAGACCGTCAACCATTACGGACAATGTGGGCATAGGGGCAACAAGCGCCGGCACAAGCGCCGAGGGCGTGTTAGTCATAGGAATACAAGAGATTCCAACAACAAGCCCGGCAGATGCGGTGCAACTTTATGCCGAGGACGCTGATGCAGGGTATACGGCAGATGTTTTTGATAACGTAGCAAACCTTTCTTTAGACGTTGGCGCTCCATATAACATGGCAAATGTAATAGATGAAAATACAGCAACTTGGGGTGGGGATAATGGACATGGTGGCGTTAATAAGTCTTTAAAATATGACTTTGGCTCCGGGGTAACAAAAACAATTACAAAGTTTTCTATTGGTGCGAGTGATGCTGTATACACCGGTTCCCCATCTGCCTATCTTTTGCAAGGTTCAAACAACGATTCTTCTTGGACTACTCTTGACAGCGATACCGGGTTAACATGGACAGCCGGGCAAGTAAGAGATTATGAGTTTGCAAACACAACAGCGTACCGCTATTACAGATTATACTATACGGCTATACAATCCGGCGATGAGTGCCGGTTTGGTTATTGGGCAGGGTATGAAAGCATATTGCCATTGGCTGAATTAAAAGTAAGGGATGAGGCGGGCAACATTACAACGCTTTCTCCTCATACGTTTACTTTGGTTGATAGAGGGCATGACCTTGCTTGGACATACCATTCAGAGCAAGACGGCAATATTATAGAGGCAGATATGTACCGGGCTATGCGCATGATAGAGGAAATGTCGGGTAAGCAAATAATGCAAATGAGGGATAGCGCCGGCGATGATATTTCGGACTTCAAAGGTCGCAACCTAATACAGAAAGCAAGCAAAAGAATACAGGCGCATACCTCAAAAATAAATGCCTTGCAGTTTACAACCGAGCAATTAGAGGCACGCATTGTGGAACTGGAAAAAGAGGTAACGGAATTGCAAGCCGTATAGCACCGACTTGCCAAAATGAAGTTTAAGAGGTATAGTTTATATAATGTTTAATGTAACAATAACCCCGGAGGAGAGCAAAATGAAAACTGTAAACCTAAACAAAACATTTACCCTATTGGACGGAACGTGTGTTCTTGATGAATCAGGGAAGAAACCCGAACAAATGAACAAGTTTCTTGGCAACTTACTTGTCAAGACACCCGCAAAAAAAGACGCTTGTATGCAACTTACCCTTGGGCAAAAGCTTTACGCAACAACAGAGATAATCACCCTTGAAACCGCAGAGATAGACTTGATAAAAGACATTATGAAAGGTGCAAGAAATTCTGCCCTAATTGAGGCGCAGGTAATACAGGCGCTTGAAACCGATGCGTCTACAAAAAAAGGATAACTATGGATAAATGCGAAAAGCATGACGATTGCATGGAATCAGTACGAGAGGGAACTCACCAAAACGCTTTGGAAACGAAAGAGCTTTCCGGCATTTTAAAGGGTTTTATGACTTCGACAAAAGATTATATTGATGCTAGTCGCAACGATCTATATTCCAAGGGCGGTGTTATTGATAGTATGGGGAACCATTCAAGCCAACTAAAATTGCAATGGGGTTTGATGGTACTTGTATTGATAGCCATAATAACAGTATCGGTAAGATAATGCAGGTCGATGCCGAGGAGTACGACAAGGCGTTGCACGAAATACCTGTGTTTGTTCAGAGGTTGGAGGCGTTGGTTGCTACGCTAAAGCAATTAGAAAAAGACATAATGCAATTTCGGCAACATTTAATAAAGTCCGTAAAGGACGAGGAGGACAAACCATGTTAGATATTTTAAAAAACCTAATGGGAACACCTGCGGTACAGGCAATTTTGTTTGCGGTTATAATTATAGCGGTAAGCTTTATCGTTAAAAAAACCAAAACAAAAAAAGACGATATGGTATGGGGCATTGTTAGAGGCGCCATGTTTAACGCTTTTAATATTGCTGAAAAACTTATACCGGACAACAGTTCAAACGCCGGCATGAGAAAAGTTGATGAGGCGCTAAAAGCTTTTAACGGAAAAATATCCGACAGCCTTGGGCGTAATGCAAGCAAGTCTGAATTAGATCAGGCAAAAGCATTATGGTCTGAAATGGCTTTTGAGATTAAAAAAAAATCGTAAGCAAGCCAATTAAGTGCTTGTTGTGGGCTTTTAGAAACCGGAAAAAAATAAAACTTGTAAGCAATATTGCTAAACACATAAAATTCGGTCAGTTCAAGACGCCCATGACAGGCACTAAATATACAGGTTTCAAGGTAGACTTTAAATTTTAACACATTGTTCGCTCCTCGGTGAACATGGCAGGGGTTGGATTAATTTCCGGCTCCTGTCTTTTTTTGTCTATTTACTTGCATTGTGCGTGCGTGCGTGCTAGTATCTATTCATAAATATTAAACATAACCGAGGAGGAGCATTATGGCTAAAGGGTATAAATTTATTGATAAGGATTTTGATTACGAGGAAAAAGAGTATTGGTATACCGCAGACGTATGGACAGAAAGCACATACATACCCGCTACTTGCGATTCGCCGGCGGAGTACGATTCCTCGGCAGAGGTAGAAATAAGGGAAGTAACCGAATACCTTGGCAACGGTACGGACAGGGATATACCTATAAAGGATTTGCCAAAAGGATTGTCGGACGCCATAGAGGAGGACGCAGAAAAAGAGAGCGAGGAATAATTTGTATTTGGTGCGTGCGTGTGTTACGATTGCGAAACAAACAATAAGGGAGGTGAAAAATAAAATGGCTAAACTAAAATTAAGATGCCCCAAATGCGACAGCGGTAATGTAGCAACAACCGGCAAGGAAAGATACTGCCGTAAGTGCGGGCATAGGTCAGAAAAGAAACACACTTTTGAGGTTAAATAAAAACATGACAAAAACGATTCATTGTTATATGTCATACAAAACGAGGAGCGAAGAATATGGACAGAAATAAATTTATTGGAGCAAGTGAAATAGCGTCAGTTATGGGGCTTTCAAAGTGGAACACCCCGCTTGGAGTATGGGCGGAAAAGACCGGCAAGGTGCCGGCAAAGGATTTAAGCGATAACGAAAGTGTTGAATGGGGTACCCGGCTTGAACGTGTAGTGTCAGCCAAGTTTGCAGAAAAGCATGACGTCAAACTCATGGCATATAAGAAAAGGTATGTACACCCGGATTACCCTTTCTTGTCGTGCGAACTGGACAACATAATAACCGGCACCGATACGCTTGTTGAAATAAAGACTTGCCATGAATATATGGGCGATGCTTGGGGCGATGATGATATACCAAAAGAATATGTGTACCAAGTTATGATGCAACTCGGTTTGTCAAAGCGCAAAAAAGGTTGGATAGCTGTATTGATTGGCGGTAACAAATACCGGGAGCGGGAAATAGAGTTTGATTCTGAAATGTATGATGGTATGATTCAAAAAGCTGTACATTTTTGGAATAGCTTTGTACTTGCAGACGTACAGCCAATTGCCATTGGTGGCGATTCGGACGTACTGTTAGCGCTGTACCCGGAAGAAATAACGGACGACCTTGTTGCCGGCGATGAAGATTCGGACACATGGGTTGGGTACCGGCAAGAGGTTTGTATGCACATTAAGGAACTAGAAAAAGAAAAAGCAGACTTGGAGGCAAAGATAAAACAAAAGATTGCCGATTCAATTGGTATGGTTTCAGAGAAATACAAAGTTACATATAAAAAAATAACAACAAGGAGGGCAGACGTTAAAGCCTTGAAAGACGCAGGGTTGTTTGAGGAGTACAGTTACGAAAGTGATTCAAGACGTATTGGTATTAAGTTAAAAAAATAACCGAGGAGGGAAAGCATTATGACCAACGCAGTAGAAAAAGCAAAGGGAGCATTAGACAAAGCCAAGAAAGTTGAAACCGTATGGGATTTCTTGGAGGCACGCAAAGGCGACATTATTAAGGTGTTGCCAAAACATATAACCCCGGACAGACTTATTGGCATTATGACGTATGTTATAAAGGGTACGCCGGCGATTGCACAGGCAAGCCAAATGTCATTGATTTCGGCAGTTATACAAACAGTACAGCTTGGATTGGAGCCGGGCAACTTGGGGCATTGTTATTATGTGCCTTTTAATAATACGAAAAATGGGGTCAAGGTTAAAGAGGTGCAGTTCATACTTGGCTATAAGGGCATAATTGAGCTTATAAACCGGGCAGGTAAAGCCGTAATACTCTCAACGGAGATAGTGTATGCCAACGATACTTTTGCCCATGAGCAGGGTTTAAACCCGGTATTAAGGCATATTCCAACAGAGGGCGAGCGTGGCAAGGTGCGAGGCGTGTATTGTGTAGCCAAAAACCTTGTGGCAAACGAAAGGATTTTTATATACCTTACGTTTGAGGACATTGAAAAGGTGCGGAAGTCGTCCAAGGGTGCCAACAGTTCGTTTTCGCCTTGGCATAACTGGTATGAGGAGATGGCAAAAAAGACCGCTGTACGGCGCATGAGCAAGTTGTTACCGCTCTCCGTAACAGATCGCAAGGCTATTGCCACAGACGAAACCACAAAAACGACCATTGACGCCAATATGGTTGACTTGCCGGACGAAACTAACTGGAAAGATGATGATGTGGTTGTTGACGTAGAACCGGAGCCGGTGGACACAGTAAAGCCGGCAGGGGCTACGATAACCCCGGCAGGGGAGCAAGTGGTTGATGATGGTGGAGAACTAACGGCAGAGGCGATATTTGAGCCGTCCACTTCCGATATAGACAACACGACCCCGGACAAACTGCGGGATGAGTTGCTTACCATGTTGCTTGCCTTGGCAGATGGCGACCCGGAGCAGGTGCAAACAAAGCTTAAAGAATATACCTCGTTTGGTAATTACGCCGGCGCCGATTCGTTAAGCCGGTTAAGCGATGTACGCAAGGAAACTGGAAAGCGTTGTATGTTAGAGGTTACGCATAGCAAGGTAAAAAAAGCTTACCTTGAATTGATAGGATAAAGCTAACACGTTGGGGCGGGTAAAACCGCCCCGGCACAACCGAGGAGCGTGAAACATGAAAGAGATTAAAAAATGCCCGCATTGTAACCAAAATATTATGGTATACCGCCGAAACATTAGAGCGAATATGCTGTATTGCTTGCACCGGTTATACTTCACATTAAACAACATTCCCACAAAAACAAAGAACATAGACGCCCGGAGCAATGTTATAAGCGACTTTCCAAAGCTACGGTTTTGGGGGCTTATAGAGGAGCTTGATAATTATTGGGTCGTAACCACAAGAGGGCGATTGTTTCTTATGGGCAAAATAGCCATACATAAATACAGATGGATATATAACAACGAGGTACAAGCGGGGCAGATAGATAATCCAAAGCAATTTATATGGGATATAGCCCCGGAGAAGATAAGCAAAGCAACGGTTATAGAATGGGCAACTGCGTGGGTTGCTCCCGGTACAAAGAAAAGCGTACAACAAGAACTTGTCTTTTAAAGAAATTATGTTACACTCTCACAAAAGGTGGTCGGCAATGATAAACACTAAAAATATTATAAAAAAAGGAAACGGCGAGAGCTGTTTTTCTTCCCGGTACTGGGTTCGGTTTGCCGACTTCTCCCATGCCGGGTTTTTTTATTTACAGACAAATAAAGGGGCGATATGGATTGGACAAAGATAAAAACAAAGCATTTTTTGTTTACTGATTTCACGCTATTACAGCGGGGAGCATTGGCAACCCTATTTTGTTTAACAGCACATTTGGAGCGTATGCCTACGGCTAAAGAAAAGCGCCGGCACGTTACGGACACCATGTTGGCGACCCTTGAACGAGGCTTGCAGACCCATTGCACGACCCTTGCACAGGTGTTGCACAAGGTGTTGGAGGACGTGGCAACGGTGGTTGCAACTAGGGTACAAGGTAAAGAAAGGGTGCGTAAACATAGGGTTTCCGCTAAATGTAACACGTTACAGGGTAAAGATTGTAACGCTACAGAGAAGATAAGAGAAGATAATAGAATAGAAGATAAGAAAAAGAACAAGGACAAAGACAAAATAAACTTTGCAGAATTAGTCAAACTAAAACAAAAAGAATATGACGAGCTAAAAAGATTGCATGGAGATTTCTACACAGAGAAAGCAATATACTGTTTAGATAAATATAAGCTTTCAAACGGCAAAACATATAAAAGCGATTACGGTGCGATATTGTCATGGGTAATGGGTAAATGCAAAAAGGAGTTTCCGGTTTCAGTAAACCAAAACATTGAGAAGATAGTTAAGATAAACAGGGCGGGCGTTAAAAAGATACAAGACTTGATTGGAGGTGTTTTAGATGGCAAAACAATACAACCTTAAAGACACCGGCAAGATACCCACAGCGGTAAAAGCAGGGCATTTTGTTTTGTGTACCTGCGACACCTGTGGTTCGTCGACAGCGTTTAAGTACGGCACGCCGGCGAATGGCGAGCGGTTAATTGCTATGTTTAATAATAAAGGCTTTGTATGTGCCGGCTGTAATAATAAAAAGATACAGAAGTTTAAACAAAGACAGGAAGAACAAAGGGCGGATATATATGGATAAAGTACATCATTTTTTTGTTACACCTTTAAAGGTTAAAAAAAGTAAATTCAAGTTTTTCTTATTGAACATTAATAATTATAGAAACGCACATCACATGGTTCTTGCAAATACCAAAATAGAGTTTCGCAATGTGATGGACAGGCGGTACCCGGAGCAGTTAAAAGCGGTACCCGGACAGGTAAAGACAATATACACAGTATACGCCGGCAGTAACCATGCTTTTGATATTGGCAACGTGTGTTCGATAGTACAAAAGTATTTTGAGGATTGGGTAGTCAGTAGGGGTGTACTCGCTGACGACAATATAAAGATAATAACAAAATGTGCTTATGAATATGGGGGGGTTGATAAGGACGCACCGAGGGTGGAAGTAAGGATTGTAACGGAATAAACCAAAGGAGGAAATGTGGCAAAAGAAAAGAAAGACGAAAAACTGGTTGTTGCAAAAAAGGTACCAACGAAAAAGGAACGTGACCAAAACCGTACCATTCACGATGTTTGGGATAGGTACGAATTTAGCGAAGATGAAAAAAGGGAGTTTGCTAACCATTTGGCGCAAAAGACAATTGAAAAGCAACGCACCGAGGACGAAAAGAAAAGTGTTATGACTCATTTCAAGTCAAAGCTTGACGCTATAACAAGCGGTATAAACGAGCTTTCTGATTGGATAATGAGCGGGTACAAATACAAAACTTACAAATGTCATAGGCACATGGATAGGACAAACCAACGCAAGAAGTATTATGACATTGAAACTGGCAAGCTTTTAAAAACTGAAATAATGTCGAAGTTCGATATGCAACAAACGATTGACGAGGTGTATGAGGGAGAGGCACCCGGCAACGCAATAACAAAATAGGACTAACCGGGGCGGGTAAAACCGCCCCAAACAAACCGAGGGGGTAACAAAGTGGACAAGGAATATTTAAAAAACGAGTTAGCAAAGTACAATTTACCGGACGCAAGGATTGCAGAACTAAAAGCACAGTTTATGCCAATTATAGTAACCGGCGTTGATGATAAAAAAAATTATGAGTTTTGCAAAGAGGGTCATATTGCAATTAAGAAATTAAGGTGTAATATTGATAAGAAGCGCTTGGAGATTAATTCCGGCGCCAATACGTTTGTAGCGCTAAACAACGCCGAGGGAAAACGATTAACCCAAGGGGTTAAGGAAATTGAAGACCATTTATTGACACAGCGCAAAGTCGTAGAGGACGCCGAGCGTTTAGCCAAGGAAGAAAAGGAACGTGTCGCAAGGGTTGAGGCAGACCGCTTAAAGCAAGTAGAAATTGACCGGCTTGCCAAGCAGAAGAAAGACCAAGACGACAAAGACCTTGTTTTAAAAACGGCGCAAGATAAGTTGGACAAGGAACGTAAAGACTTTGACGAAGAAAAAAGGCTTGCCAATGAAAAAACCAAAAGAGAGGACGCAAGCAAAGCGCAAGCCAAGCAAGACAAGATTGACGCAGACGCCAAGGTTAAGCAAGATAAAATTGACGCAGATCTAAAAGCCGAGCAAGACAAGAAAGACGCCTTGGCAGAAGAACAAAGGCAAAAGGAACTTGCCCCGGACGTAGATAAATTATGTGAGCTTTATAACACAATAGACAATATCGAGTACCCAAAGATGGCAACCTACGAGGGAACCGAGTTCGTTGATTTTATAAGGGCAGAAATAACGCAGTTGAATAAAAAGCTATTAAGCGTAAAACTATAATGAAAAGCGACTATGGAAAGAAAGCGACAATAACCTGTGGCGTATGTTTTAAGAAATGCGCCAACAGGGATATTAAATGTGATACTTGCATAAGATTTGGCAATTATAAAAAGGAGACAAAATGAAATACCCTATGGAATATTGGACAGGTAGAATGAGCGGTTTTATTATGGCGGTAACTCGCACTCGTGATGTAAGCCCCGATGTAAAAGACGCCGGCAGGAAATTGGTTGAAGATTTTGAAAAGGACTTTGAAAGCGAGGATAAATAATGGAACGATGGCAACTTAAACAGAGGCAGGGCTTGCCGTTGGAAGTAAAGATTATTATGAGCCAAAAAAGAATAAGGGAATTTTACGAACATTACCAAGGTGATGTGTATGTCAGCTTTTCGGGTGGTAAAGATTCAACGGTATTATTAGATTTAGTGCGAAGTCTTTATCCTAAAGTTCCGGCGGTGTTTGTAGACACAGGGTTAGAGTACCCCGAAATTAGGGATTTCGTTAAAACCTTTGACAACGTTGTTTGGTTGAAACCCAAAATGCCATTTAATGAAGTCATTGAAAAGTATGGCTTTCCGGTTATAAGCAAGGAATCAGCGAGAGGGATTAGCGATTTACAGAACCCCACAGATAAAAACCTAAAAACAAGACAGACGAGATTGCATGGCAACTGCAACGGAACGGCGGGTATTCTTGCGAAGAAGTGGCGGTACTTGGTTGACGCACCGTTTAAGGTTTCGCCCCGGTGCTGTGATGTTATGAAAAAAAACCCTTTTAAGGCATACGAAAAACAAACAGGACTTAAAAGCTTTGTTGGTACAATGGCGCAAGATAGCCGGCTACGGCGCCAAAAATACCTCAAATATGGGTGCAATGCTTTTGAGGGTAAGGCACAATCAACACCTATTGCGTTTTGGCTAGAGAAAGACGTATGGGAATATTTAAAAGACAAGCC